ATAACCCAAATTATCCCTGCCTACATCACTATAATCGTTTTTCAACCGCAAACAATAAAAAGAGCCAGATGGCATTCCTGCAATGTAATTGTATTTCCATGTCAGGTTTTGATTTGGCATAATCTTAATACCTGCAATGATATAGTTGTTATCTAGGTCAAGGAGGGACATACGCCAATGTTTGTCTCTCGTGTTGTATGTGAGGCGGAGTCTATATTCAACACCATCTAGGGAAATGTTCTGGTAAGATTCAGGGAAATTAGGGATATTAATGTTAATCATTATTCTGCTACACCTACTCTGCCGCCGTAAACAAAAACACCAGTGTCATCCACCACCATACCGTTAGCGTCTGCATACCCATAGGCTTCAGAGCGGGCTTGAGTGTCTACGCCAACCACCTGACCACCTAGATCTATGATTGCTGTAGAGCCGTCAAACAGTGTGGTGGTGCGCAACACTTTTGCTGTTTTGCCGCTTGCGCTGCCCCCATCCTTAGCCGCACCTGTCAAGTCACCGTCCCCATTAGCCCCGGCTACGACATTGATTGCCACTTCCCTAGCTCTTGCAGCAACAATCACTTGCTGGAAAGAAAGGGAAATACCAATAGCATCTAAAGCTGTAGAGCGGTTGATGCTGTAATTAGTGATAACACAGTTATTGATTGGAGGTGTGAATTTATCATCAAGAGAAACAGAAAAGGGCTGACGCGACTGTATCAATGCCCTAATCTTACTATCCCAGTCTTTAGGGTCTAGATCATTTAGCTCATACCCTGTCTTGATAAAAGAAACACTACCATTTAAAGTGAATGTTTCTGGATTCAGATAGTAGTGGTCTGCGATTGTAGCCCCAGATTCTACAGGGTTGTCAGTGGGGGTGCCATTCAAACTGCGCCCCCAATCTGTTGTCACATCCATCTGGAGGAATGTGTTGTTTCCAATAATTGTAGCGTACACAGTTCCTCCTTAACGGGCCATTGAAATCATGCTTGTTGCAAAAGCGTCTGAGATCGACTGAGTGAATGCTTGAGGGTCATTAACCCCCTGCATGTACACTTCCATTTTTTCCACATGGATGCCAGAACCATTGTTTGCTGGCGTGGCAGTGCCATTCTGTCTGGCTGCGCTTTCGGCCATCGCTTTTTGCAAGGCTGCGGCTGCTGGGTGATTTTCAGGGATGATTCCGCCAAGACCATGTTTATTTACAAAGCCAGTCGTTAAATCCATCACCCCAGTCCCCGCTGGGTTTGATAGCACACCCCATTTTTTATTCTCTTTGCTTGCAAACAGGTTGCCAAGCTCTTCAATAATACCGTACAACAAGATAAACTTTGCAAGTGGTGCAGCAATAGCTGTCACTAAGAAGTTCAATCCTCTCCGCAGAGAGGCCAGCACAGCGCCGCCAGCACCAAGCATCCCTACGGCTCTAAGGAACACATTGAAGAATTTAGTTAGGGAAATGATTCTTGCAAGCCATAAGCCAAGAATTAGATAAAGAGTATTGCCCTTGCTGCCTGTCATTGCTTCCATGATGTTTTCAATGGACGTATACATATCGCCAAAAGCTGATAGAAATTTTCCCGCAATCTTTAGTACAACGCTTAATACTTTAGCCACTTCAATCCACAAAGGTCTTGTAGCTTCAGCCCACTCTTTAAGGCCCATAAAAAAGGCGCTTAACCCCTCATCTAGCCCTCCTTCATACATTGCAATGAATGTTTCTGAGAAGGCTACACGCATCTGCCCCATTGTGACACGAGTCTTTTTCAGTGTCTCATCGAGCGCACCACCCGCTCTGGCTGCTTTAGAAAGTTCTTCTGTGACGTAGGGCAGGATGTCTGTGGTAATTAGTTTCCCCTGCTCCATCCATTTGAACATCTCCTTTCCATCAAGTCCTGTCATGGCCTCGAAGGCTCTTTCAAAGATTTTAATAGATCCGGGGATGTTTTCAGCCAACTGGCCACGGAGTTCTTCAGACATCACTGTACCTTTAGACAGCATCTGCTGAATAGAACGCATACCAAGGTTCATCTTCACCTTGTCAACACCCATTACGGTGCCAAATTCCTGCGCAGCAGTGAACATCGCTTGTGTTTGGTCTGTAGACATTTTACCTTCCGCAGCAAACAATATCTTAGCGAATGATTCGGCGTTAGCTGTAATGTCTGTACCAAGATAGCGGGATAGATTCTTCACATACTCCATCTGCTGATCTCTGGCTTCTTTGCTGCCAGCAGCAGCCACCATTGCAGCAGCAGCACTCTCGTAGTCCATCCCTGTATTGACAATGCCTGTAGCAGCCCCAGCAGCAGCGAAAGCCCCTACATACCCACCCATCATCTGTTGTGTGGATGTTTTCAGTTTATTAGCAAGAAAGCCTCCAACAGTGAACTCTTTATTCAAGATTCTCATCTGTTCTGTGGCTGTCTTTAGATTAAGCCCCACTTGTCTCACTTGTTGGACAGTGGTGGCAGAATCCAACATACGCTTGGCTTTGGCGTGATCGGTTTGGCTGATATGCCTCAACGCTAAGAGGTTATCTGTCCGTTCTTTAGCTCGCGTATGTATCATACGAAAATATTCTGGGTCTGACCCTCTACGTCCTCCGCCTGTTCTCCTGAATCCCGGAGGGAGGGGTGGCCCCATCGGCCCACTAGAACCTCTGCCACGACCCCCACCACCCCTACGGAAGCCCGGAGGCAGGGGAGGGCCAGCCAAGGCTTGCCGTCTAGCGATACGCTCTTGCATCTGCTGAATACGCATCTGCTTAGCTTGAATATCCAGCTTAGCCTTCTCCACCCCAAGCTGTTGCTTTAGTGTGCGGAGCTGAGCAGCTTCTTCTTTCGAGGCTCTTGAGGAAAGGGCTTTCTTCTTTTCCCCAAGAGACATGATACGTTTTTCAATATCATTTAACTGCTTAGTTATTGGCCCTGTATTCAGTGCAATCTGAATTAAGTATTTAGCTAGAACACCACTTCCAGCTCCGCTATTTCCTGCTGCCATGTTTACGCTGTTCCTCTACTTGTTTCATTTGGGATTTATATGCTTCAGCCTCAAATGCCTCTTGAATATCTATCATTTCTTTATGAGCTAGGAAACGATCCATATCCCACTCTTCCATGAGAGTGTTTATGCTTTCTTTATTGTATTTCGATAGATATGTTCTGTAGAAGAACGAGTAGGCGGGGTCTAGGCGGGAGAGTCGTTCGACTCTTGAGGCTGTTCTGGATTGCCGAATAGCGTTACACGCAGATTCATCAGCTTCGCTTTCAAAGCGGGATTGGTAAAAAAACCTGCGAAGTTCTCCCGCATTAGCCACTCAAGGACTAGGAGAAGGTCTGCCATCTTTTCACCAGCAAAGTATTCATCAAACTGTACTTGCTTGCCATCGGCAAACAAATTACCAAGCAAATCTTTCACAAGCATGAATGTTTTATCTTCATCCACACGGCCTACAAGGTGTAGGGCCATCTCAGTGAACATTGCGTTGGTTTCAAACATGTTCTCACCATTTCGTACACCGTCAATCCCAGCACCAAAGGCGGGAAGGAATGTTTTGGTGAGCCAAACACTCCAAGTGAAATTCTTACCGGCTGGGAGCAACATTGTCTGGTATTCTACCCCATTGATGTGCTCAACCACCTGTCTACCAGCTACACGCATTATTTATCTCCAATTAAAGAAAGAAGGGGGAGGCTCTAGCGGCCTCCTCCCATTCAGAAGCCCTTACAGGCTGAGTAGCTCATTGATGTCGTCAATGGTAGCACCAAGCTGACCCGGCAGACTGGCGAATTCAATTGCATGTGCATTGAAAGTCCAGATACGAGTTTCAGTGTCAGTGCCAGTTGCCCCGATTTCAGGATAAGACTGTGGTGCGCAACCAAGGCCAGCAGCAATAATACTGCCAGAAGGATCTGATACAAAGATGTTCCCTACAAACTGATTGGCATTAGCATAATCAGAATTCTGGAATGCGTTGAATGCAGCAGCAAACATCACATTAGTGGGACTCATCTGCATCAGTTCAATTTCAACTGTGCCTGCTTTATCAGCCAGACGGGTCAGAGAAGTTTCACCGTATGCACCTTTAGAGCGCACACTAATGTCGCCATCACGACGAAAACGTACCATTGAATCTTGATTCAGACCAACAATCTTAATACCGGGCATACCCTTGGCATACCAAGAGACTGTCACATCTTTAGGGCTATACAAGCCAAAGTATTCATTTGCCATTACTAATTATCTCCTATTAAGCGCCAGCGCCGGAATACTGAAGGCTGCCTGTGATTTCCACAATTCTTATCCCTCCGCTCAAAAATGCATCAAATCGCACTGAGTTCAGCACGCGAGTGCCTTTCTGACTTGGGGTGATTTCTGAAGCCCGTTTGAAGAAGATTTTGTATGGAGTGCCTGCTTCCAGACCACCGGGACGTACAGCAGTTTCAACAAACTGATCGAGAGAGGTAGAAAGGGTGGCAACAACCTTAGCGATACCAAAGTCAGTGTAGCCAATCTTGCTAGAACGTAGCAGAAGGTCACGCTGGTCAGCTTCCACTTGATCAACAATTGCATCACGCAGACGGATAATATCAATCCATTCGCCAGCAGCAACACGGCCACCACGAACAACGTTAACACCACCCTGAACATCGACGTAAGAAACGTTCTTAGCTTCAAGGACGTTCTTCTGGGATACAGTGAGCTTCTTGTCAGAAACAGGATCACGGCTAACACCAACACCTGCAAGCTGTTTGTTTTCCCACGCTTCAGTGCCTACAGCATAGGTGAGGAAGCGGCCAGCATAAGCCATTTCAGGGAACTCAGTGTCAGCATCTTGATGATACAGAGCAGCAGTGCGGAAGTAATCTTGATCTTTAAGCTGTGATAGAATGTCACCAGCAGCAACAGGATCGGCAGTAGCAACGAGGTTGGCAGCGCCAGCAACAGAAGTCAGGTAGAGTTTAGTACGGGCTTCAACGGCTTCAGCCAGAGCCAGTACATAAGACTCACTGTGATCGTCAGCAGCTACAACATACCAATCATTGTTTTCTTCTTCAATGGCTGCTAGGGTGTCTGCTGGGGCTTCGGTGGAAGTGTAAGTAGCAACCAGATTGGCTGACAGATTGGACAGGCTGAATACGTCAGCAGCAGTGGTTGCTTCAATAGTGAGGGTGGCTGAAGCGCCAGTGCCTACAACAGCAGTGTCCACATGAGCATTGACAGCGGCATTGGCATCAATGGCAGCTTTAAGGGCAGCGGCCACATCCTGAGCAGTGTTGCCACCAACAGCAGTGTAGCTCACAGCAACAGCATCACCATCATTTACAGTGACAGTGACTGTGTACACCTTGCCTACAGCAACGCCTGTAGGGGCCAGAGAAGCGTCTGCTTCGCGGCGACCAAGGTAGACAAGGGAAGGGCGCGGAAGCTGACTAAGAGCCGCTGAGAGGGCTTTATAAGCAGGGGAGCCAGCAGGAACATCTTCTTGTACAGCAGCTAGGCTATTGTACACCCGAATACGCTCAGGGAAGTAGCGGTGCGCTGCCATGAACATTGGATATGAAAAGCTAGCTCTCTGGCTAACAGTGGTATCCAGTGTAACAATAGCGTTGGCAATGTTTTGGTAAGCCATTATCTATTATCTCCTTTAAGGGATTTTAATCTTGATTTCTAACGGATTGGGGTCATCATCCCCGTATTTGAGATAAGAGACAGACTCAACCGAGTCCACTCCAATATCAATCGTGTCGAAATACCCGCTATTCGGGTCTGTAACGCGATCTCGTACATTGATGGTAAGGCGCATAAACGCATTATCAACAAAGTCTGTAGCTCTTAATTTAGGCACTTGCCTAATATCTTCTGTCTCAAGCAGAGAGCCTTTAGTTTCTGTTCTGATCCTATCTCTGACGCTATCAAACCCAAGTTTAGCTCTTAGCTCTTGCAGGATTGACTGGCTGCCATCACCCCAGCTTTCAATCGTAAATTCTAAGTGGTGGTCAGCCTCATACCAGATGTGACCATCTTTGTCCACACCTAAATCTCTGTTCCACCCCAACACCCTGTTTGTTTCTGTAATGTCTACAGTGATATATGGGTAATCAGGACGAACATCACGTTGCCGTGGTTTCATTACAGCAGGGACAGGGTTGTCATCTTCATCTAGAAGTGTTGAGAGACGGTAGCCAACAAGATCACGGACAATTTGAATAACGGATGTCTGAATCAGTGTGTAATCTATCATTCGTTATCCTTTAGGCGGCACTTTATCTCTACGAATGAACATCACTTCATCATGTGTTGTGATATACAGACGCCATTTGCCAACACGATAGGCATCATATTCCACACCATCTATTGTGATGCTGTCGGCATTGTATTGCCCGTATTCATCTGCTGTTCTTATCTGTGATTGTGTGTAGACAATTCTAATGTCTTTTGTGTCCACACCTTCAGGAAGGACAAACTGGCTGTCAGCAGTCATAAATGGTTGGATAGACGCTTGAATCTGGAATTGTGTAGTAGCGGCAGGGGCAAATGAGCCATCAGCCTTTAGCTTCCCTCTGCCATTTCTGCGTGTCACTGTGACGGTTTCATAGTTGATTAGGATAGGCTTGTAATTAGGGATACGGATGTTCCACATCAGCCTTGCTCCTTAATCTTCTTAGTGATAGTGTCTCTATAAGCAAATGCTCTTGCTAATGCTTCTGTATCAATCAGAGGCTCGTCATTATTTGTGACAGCAAGGTAGGCTGGATTCCCCATCACACGATTAACATTCGGCATGTAGGCTTCACCGACACGTTTCAGCATTGTGGATGCTTTGATAGAACCTTCCAGCTTGAAGAATTTAAGCATGTTGAACTCGATGGCTTTAGCCACTTTGTTGTCACGATACATGTTGAGTTGCCAGATTTGCTCCATGAATGGACGCTCTGTAACACCAATACCATTCTCATGTATGTGCGCAAGCTCAACGTATGTTAGTTTGTTACCGCCTTCACCTTTAGCAGAAGGGTGGTAGCCCTGTTCAGGGAAATACCCAACTTCAACACCTTGCCCTTTTATCTCAGCAAGTTTATCCATTAGCTTCTGACGATTATCAACTACTTTAGTTACCTTGATTCTGGGCATCTAATATCTTCCCAATCAAATCGTCTTTCTTATTATCCTTGACGCTAAGAGCATTGCCAATTTCTTGTAGCTCTTTCATTTTCATTTCTTCAAGGGATTCTCTTGTGTATTTAGCAGGGGCCTCAACAAGAGAAATATATTCTTTAGACCAGAAATAAGCTAAAGCCTTTTCCGGGATTTTCTTATTATCAACAACATCCCCAACATTGTATGCAATGCCAGCTTGGATGAATTTCTTGTCTACGATGAATTGCCCAGATGGGGAATAGTTTCTTACAACAAGCATCTTCCCTCCTTATGCAAGATCGTCGAACATGCCTTCTTTAGCTTTTGACACAGTAGTGTTAATCACATAGCCAGCAGCAACAAAAGGGTTAAGGGATGGATCGGTAGTCCAATCATCTAGCAAATCTTTGTAATGCTCATACCGTTGGCTAAACTGAATTTGGAGTTCCGTTTGCCCAGCTCTTTCTCGAAAATTAACCTGCTTAGCGTACATCGCCACTAAGTAGCGAAGGCAATCAACTGTAGAAAGGTAGATTCGAGTGGTAAGGTCTTTATCAATATATTTATCCAAACTGAATTGGATAACATCATCACTTAAATCAAACCCTGTACCATTTGCAGGATCAAGGGCGTTTGGTGTACAATCCACATCGCCGATATTAAGACGGACAGCGCCCACTTCAGAGCTTAAATCAATAGGGCAATACCCATTAGCCATTTATATTCTCCTTGTGGGAGAGGGGGCCGAAGCCCCCTCAATTCGCTTAGGAAGCGCCAGAAACAGCCTTCACAATCAGCTCAGGACGACGCATCACAATCAGGAAGTTGGTTTCTGATTCGATGTCATAGCCACGGCCTTTGGTGTCAGCATATTCAAACACATAGGCTTCACGGCCAACAGTGTTGACATAATCAATGTGATGGGCAGGGCCAAAGGTGGTAACGAACTCTTCAGCCATACCGCGAGGGATGAAGTAGCATTCGTCAGCAGGGACTAGACGCTGACCATTGAAGCTACCACGATACTCGATGTAGGTGATACCACCATATTCAAAGGTACGGTTGAGGCCAGTGCCCAGACGTTCACGGCGAGGCTCTTGGCTAGAAGCGTAGTAGGTGTACGCATCTTTCACGTTAGCCTGTTTGATCAGCTTAGCGAAGAACTCAGGGGAAGCGATACCAACGATGTCAGAAATAACAGCACCGTTCTGTGCATT